CTATATCCTCCAGTTATTTGATCATTGAGAGTTTTGACAGCCCTGCCAATTTCATTTATAGGATACGTTCGCTGATTAGCGTTACGTACTCCGCCCTGAATACAAATTCCCTTCATAAACAGGTCTTTTCCTTCGTTGGCATTCTCAACAACTATTTTAGCTTGATCGAATGTCAGATGCTCTCGTAAGTTTCTCATACTTCTTTCCTAATTAAGAACCGATAGTGCTCTTTGCTGTTGCACCACTTTCACCGGATCCCTTTTTTTCAGCGCCGTGTCCTTTAGGTTCTGCCTTCATTGACTTCGATGCCTTACCGCCTGGAACATTTACATTGCCAGCTGTTTCATCTTTTGCTGAATCTGCTGAACCGCCTTTTTCATCAGCGCCTTGTGCAAGATTACCTGCTGTGCCGCCCATGTCATTTTTACCAGCTACTGCTGATTTTGTTCCATTGGTTCCTGTATCACCCATTGTAGCTGATACTTTTTCAACATACTCACGCATTGTTTCCCCTACGCTTTTTGCTGATTCTTCTACTTCTTCATCTGATGCTTCTTCTACTTCTTCATCTGATTCAAAAGCTATTGCTTCTTCTTCTGCTTCGTCGTCGTCGCCTGCATCCATGTCCATTTCTGGCTCATCTTCTGCTTCGTCGTCGCCCATCATTTTTTCAAATTCTGCTTTTAAGTCATCTAAAGCATCTTCAAGATCTACAACACGATCTTCGATATCTTCGTCGTCTTCAGCATCTGGTGCTTCGTCGCCGTCCATTTCTGGCTCCATATCGCCCATCATGTCATCTGCTGGGTCACCGCCCATATCCATTGGGTCTGCTTCAACTTCAAACTCGTCTAAGTCAAAACCTTCTTCGACTTCTTCGTCGGTTGTTTCTTCAACTTCTTCGTCTGTTGCTTCGTCTAAGTCTTCATCTGACTCATCGACTTCTTCGTCAGTAGCTTCTTCTACTGCGTCTTCTTCTTCTAACTCTTCAGCTAAAAGATTTTCATATATATCACGTGATTTCTCTACTACTAATTCATGAAATAATGCTTGCGCACCTTCACGGTCTTCATTGACAAGTAGCTCGAGCATTTCTTCGAACTTATTGCGATCGGACATTTTTTTCTCCTATAAATGAATACCTACACTCGCAGGTATTAAGCTGTCATAATGTATTTACATAATAGAAGGATTTTGTACGTTAAATAGGCGAAAAACTGGCCATTTTTCTTAAAAGTTTATAAATCTGGGAATATTTCTTTAAATTCAAAGATATTTATGTGATGTAAGTTGTTGATATGTTGTAGTTTATCTGGTATAAAACCATAACTTCTTGTTAATATTCTGTAATAATTAATATTACTATGAGATGTTATAGTTTCCATTGTCTGACGTTCCCAATTACCAAAGAATGTGTAGACTGCTTCTTTATCCTTATAATTAGGCGTTGACCCGTAAACATTATTTAATTTTTTATCTTTGCTTGCGTAATCAAATCCAAGTATATAAATGTCAGTATGTTTATGTTCACTTGCCATCCATAACGCTGTTGGGCCACTACTCCATCCTCTACCTGGTCGAAAAAAATTTACATTATATTTTTCATTATGTTTTCTTGGATTTGTCCATACATTGGTTTTGTCTTGTATGTTTGATTCTACAATTTCTTTTAACATTGGAGGATCAACTGCAACAAGATAATCAGGAATCATGTCTCTATAAAGAGCATTACACCCGTAAGTTGTGCCGTATTTTTTTAAGGTTTCAATATTATACGATAATCGACTTTTGCCATTACCTATCATAAATGCAGTAGACATATAATATATATTTTAAAAGTTAAATTTCGGCAGCAGCATTGGCAGTTATGCCATACATTTGTCTAACAAATTCTAATTCTTTAACTTTTTCTTCTTCGCTAAACTCTGTAGCCAGTCTTGCTTTTTTAATATCTTCAAGACTTAGTCTTACTTTTCTTGTATCAGATCTTTTACGCTTGCTTTCTTCGTTAGGAGCAAACGATTTGTCCATTGTTGGTTCTTCGGACTCTTTATCAAAGTAATATAGTTCTCTTAGTATCATATTATTATTTATATCGTTTGATCCGTTGCTGCGGTTTCGCCACCACCGCCGCCTAACGTATCACCTGTTGTAGTGTCAGGTGGGGCTTGTTCTCCGCCTTCTTCAGAATCTCCAGTTGGTACTTCTTCTGTGCCGGCTGCAATATCTGCATCTAATCCGCTACCTGTTACACCAACACCTCTCATTGATGCATCTGCATCATCTTGCTGTACTGTAAGGTCTTCTTCGTTTTCTTCTCTCCACAAGCGTTCATTTTCAGCTATTTCTTGATCTGTCATTCCTAAGAAGCGTTTCATAGCAAAACGATTTGAAATATATGGTATAGCACTCATTTGTGAATATGTTGGTACACGAGCATTATCGAGTTCAGATTGTCTATATGCTGCAAAGTTTTGCGGTGGCTCAAACTTAACTTCAAACATTGCTAAATCAAGGTTAATTCCTTGCTCATGTAAGTATTGTTTAAATTCACTATCAAAAACGTGTCCAACTAAACTTTGCAATCTTTCACAATAAGTATTAAATCTTAATTCTTGTATATACGCAGTACCAACTCTGCCATCGTTAAATTGACTTTGTCCATCATCTGCTGCTGTTGGTAAGTAACTACTTGGAATACGTAAGCCTCTAACAAGTTTGTTAGTAAAGTATTTTAAATCATCAATTTCACCTAAGTTAGTACCGCCTGGTAGTGTTTCAACTTTTGAACCACGTCCTTCAGCAGTTTGTGGGAAAAAGTAATCTTCGTTAATTGACAGAGGATTGTATGAACTGTCTATGACATTTTTGCCGCCTCCTGTCGCCGATGGGATACGTCTTTGGTGTATTTCCGTTTTGACTCTCTCCACAAACTGCATAGCAAGGTGTGAAGGCATGTTGCCCACATCAACGTAGAATACTCTGCGCTCTGGCGCACGTTGTACTCGATAGATAATAATAGCATCTTCAAGTAATTCTTTTTGTTTGTATACTTTAAAAATTGTTTCAAGCAATGAGTTACCAAATGGATAGTTGTTGTCTAAGCCTTCACTCATACTTAAATGTATTACATTTTCGGCATCAATAGCATACTCATTATCGCCTTGTTGAAATCTTGACGATGTAGTAGCTGACGGATCTGGATTACTTCCTACCATACCACCTGATGTGTATCCGGCTCCTGCGCCAGTTGTATTTGTTATGTTTAATTTAGTAGCAACAAGACTTTCAAAATTTAAATTAATATCTTTAATAAAATATTGTTCTGGATTTTTGCCTTCACTTTCGTTTACAATTATCTTAGTAACTTTAGAAGGGTCAACATAAAACCATTTTTTAGTTTCTGGATCTTTTATAAAAAATGCATCGCCGTACTTGAAAACATTTCTTAATATTCTAAATATTCTTCTATCAAAGTTTTGAAGTTTACACCACTGTAACAAGTATTGATGTATTAAACTTACTTCTGAATTAGTACCTTGTCTTCTAAACTTTAATCTAAAAGGTAAATCGGTGTCGTCGTCTTTTTGTGTACAAAATTCAGCAAGAATATCCAGTGCAGCATTAACTTCTGAATCTTGATCCATTGTTTCGTATTGGCTATAACGATCAACTCTGTTAGGCGCTCCTACATAAACATCAGGAAGGTATGAACTGTAATTAGTGCGAGCAGGTCCTGGACTATTTGCCATACCACTAAACGGACTATGCATTCCGCTTTCAGATCCAGCAGTTACTGGTGTAAAATATTTTTTCCAACTCATTTATTTTCCTACGTACCTGTTCCATGGAACAAATTGCCTGTTATTGCTTGCGTTGCCCTTACGCTTTGTTTGTTGTAAACATTACTTTGTGCCAGTTGGGCCACTGCCATACTCATAGTAGTATTTAACTCTTCTAAGCGTCTTACCACCTCTTGATTGGGCTCTTGACTGTTATATCGTTTATCTTCTGTGTTACTACTTGTTTCTTCAGAATTAGGCATTGACACATTGTTTAAACCTTCAATTACTTTCAACATTTGAGATTCGGCACTTAATGATGTTCCTAACATTAGTTGTTCCATATTTCCAGCGGCTGCAAGTACTTGCTGTGCTATATTACTTAAAGGTAACCCCATTGTATCAAGGCCTAATCCCGGTGTGCCATTCATAAATGAGTCAAGAGTACCATTATGGAATGCAGCAAGTAAATCGCCTTCTGGAGTATCTTTAGGAACAACTGCTTCTTCTCCATGTAGGATAGCCGGAGTACCTGCACCAAAGTTTCCAAATAAGTTTCCTGTTGCTCCGAGTGTACCATCGCTAAACGATATTTGGTCTTGAAGATAATCTATTATACGAGATAACGCTGATACATTATCTCGTGTGCCTTCATCAAGTAATCTTTCAATTACTGGATTTTCTTGTCCTGTGATAACTCCAGCTGCAACTGCTGCTGCTAACGTATTAATACGATCGCCTCTCAGTGCATCAAATGCATCTGCTGCTTTTGGGGATACGTTTGTTATAGTTATATTTTTTAATGCATCTGCTAACAACTGTTCCGCAGCAGATACTTCATCTCCAGTACTGCCGGTATCTCTTAGTGTGTTTTGTGCTTCTACGATTTGAGCTAATGCACTATTAAGTGTGGCTATATCTGCTTCATTCATACCAAATCCATCTGGGTTAGCTAATATGGTCTTAATTTTGTCTTCAATATTGTCACTTCGTATCAGTGTTTCTGCTGCTGCATTAAGAACGTTATTCATTACTGAAGGGTCGTTCATTCCTTTAACTGTTTCAGATATCTCACCTAACCCGGTTAATACTTCCGCTCTTTGGAATAATTGTGTTAGTTCTGTATTAAATGCACTACTTGCATTTCTTAAAAATAGTTCTGTTTCTCTGCTAACATTTAGTAAACCGTTGCCGTCTTCAATTTGCTTTCTTTGATTTTCTTTAAGATCCGCCATTATTGCATTTAGGCTTTCGTTAAAGTCACTAAAAATTGTAATCGTTGTGTTTGTTGCTTCGTCAAATCTTGTCATATTTTGACGTAGGTTATCTATCAGCGGTCCAACTTCTTCAAGTGTGTCTGATTGAACTTTTGCTATATCACTAACTCTACCTAACTGAGCAGTTTGTAAATTTGTAATACTATCAGCTGATTCAGCAGCCGTTGCAGTAATTTGTTGTGAAAGCTCTTTTGAACGAGCTATTCTCTCAGCTCCGCTTAGTGAATCATCTCTAATAATAGATCTAAGATCTTGTACTAAATCATATGTGCCGCCGTTCAATGATACAAATGCTCCCGTAACTTCATCTAATGGCACACCAAGATCTACAACTTGACTTACTAAATCTCTAACTACTTTTGGTGCTCCTGCTAATCCGTTTATTGCTGTTGTAAAGGCTTCGCCTGCGCCTTCTACACCTTGTTTTTCAAGCATACGTATTGTTGCTTGAGTTGATCCTTCTTGCAATCTTGCTCTTGCTTCGTCTCTAATTACGTCTACATTTTTACCTGTTAATTTTGCTAACAAGTCCTGTTGCTTTGCTAACGCTGTAGCACTTTCAACAGCAGCCCTTCTTTGCTGTTCAGTATTAAGATCACGTCTACGTGTTAGTGCAATATTATCTGCAAGTAACTCGTTCATTGCTTCAAAAGAATAACCTAAGTTATACAATGTTTGAACAGGTCTATTGCCTTCTTCGTTTAATTCAAATAATGTTCTTGATAATTTAGCAAACTGTGCTCTACCTTGAACAACTCCGCCTGCAAACCCTGCAAAATTTTCTGTATTTTCGCTTATAATTTTATTAAAGTCATCAAAACTTATTCTTGCAGCCGCAGCTTCTTCTCGTAATGCATTTAGATTGCCTGCTGCACCTGCACCTACAGAACTTAAATCTCTAAATGCATCTACACTTGATTCCATATATTCAGCAACTGCTTTACCGCTCATTCCTACCATACCAAAAGTTCTTGATAGAATATTTCCGCTACCGCCTAATGATTTTTCTAATACCTCAAAGCCGTCACTCATTCTTGCATTGCCTTGAGTAAGCATACCAGCTGACCCTATAAGTGCCGAACCAATTGAAGATGCAGCGCCGCCGAGTAGTCCAGCAGCTTTGTTTAGTACAGTAGTTAGACCTGAACCGAGATCTTTTATAGCACTTTGATCAGATTTACGATTGCCATCTGCAACTGCTTTTCCGACTGCGCCAGGTAATGCATCGCCAAATGAAGCTAAAGTTGTTTCTCTTGCTACTTTGTCAAGTGCTCTTACAATTTTTTCTACTTGTTCTTCTTCCACGTGCCAGACCTTTTATATACTACTATTTCTTATCATAAATATGTTATATGTATTTACCAAGGATAAAAATATGAGTAGTTTTCTTAATGAGTTCAAAAGACAGCCAAAAATATTTCTCGACTTACCATGTCAGGGAAATTTCTGGCAAGAAGGGACATTAGAATCTTTTTCTAATATTCCTATATACGGCATGACTGCTATGGACGAAATACTAATTAAAACTCCTGATGCGTTGTTTAGTGGAGAATCAACTGCAAAAGTTATAGAAAGTTGCGTTCCTTCAATCAAAGACGCTTGGGCCATGCCTTCGTATGATCTCGACTTTTTGTTAATTGCAATTAGAGTTGCTACTTACGGTGAAGGCATGGATATAGAAACAACGTGTCCGTATTGTAACCAATCTACCGAATCAACAATAAATTTGAATATGTTATTAGAACAATTTGTTTCTAAAGATCCAATACAGTCATTTTCAATTAAAGGCCTAACAATTAATATTAGACCGTTAACTTATCGACAATGGTCAAAATTTAACATTGACGAATATACTATTCGTAGACAGATATTAAATTATCAAAAGCAAGAACTCGATGATATTGAAAAAGAAAAAGTCATTAGAGAGCTATTAGACAACTTGTCAGCTCTAAGTTTAAATACTGCGGTAGCACAAATTGATAGTATACAAGGTGCAGACGGTCAGAAAGAAAAATCTCCAAATGAAATTTTAGATTTTATTACCAATACAGACCAATTATTTTACAAACAATTACAAAGCAATATTGAGCGCATCAAAGAAGAGTGGAGTCTTCCTCAAGTTGAAATTAAATGTAACAACACTGAGTGCGAAAAGACATACAGTACAAATCTAACGATGGATTATTCAAATTTTTTCGTAAACAGATCTTAGTACTTCCGGAATCTAAGATCTTAGAGCTTGCAAACCGGTATGAAGGCGAAGCTAAACAAATTAAAAATGACATGTATCGCATTGCTTGGTATATGCGTGGAAGTTTAACTTATGACGATATATTCTACAAGATAAGTGCTGAAGACAAAGAAATACTAAACGGAATTATCAAAGAAAACATAGATTTAACAACTAAAACTAAGATGCCTTTGATTTAATTGCTTTCTTAACTTTTATTAATTCTTGCTTACCTCTTGGATCTTTTACAATATCAGCAAACGATTTTTTTATCTCAGCAGCGGCATCTGATTTCATACTTTCAAATACTGTATTAGCATCTTCTTCAATTGATTCTTCAACACCACAGCTTCTATCTATAAATGAACATATAAGATTACCTGCATAATATCCAATAAAATTTTGTACTTTAGGTTTTGTTAGTACTCTTTCAATTGCATAGCCTATTACCCAACTGGAACCCATAGCAATAGCTGCCGCGAGCCAACCTGCACCTGGTACAAGAGTAAAAACAGTTGCTATATATTTTAAAAGTTTAACAGCAGCTAAGCCGCCTGCTAATCCAGCAATAGTAGTTGCAAGTGCACCTGTTATCCTTATTCCTACAGTATCCCTTGCTAACCCTACCCCTTCCCCGTATCTGTCACAGCCGGCTTTCGTAAGTAATGTTTTATAGTCATCAATTGATTGATAAGTAGCATGGCCAAGGCTGACGACATTTATAAAACCAAACAACCAATTTGATCTGCCACCATATTTTCGGATTAGTTCCTTTACTTCATCCTTTGACATCTTTGACGTAACTCCTCGACGTTGATTACGTCCAGTGGTATTGTCTTTGTTATTACTATCGTCAGGACTTTGTGCAGGAGTGCGTCTTGTTCGTTCTTGATCTCTAAATTCTTCTGCCGAACCTTCATCTGGAAAAGTTTTTAATGTTCTGTTGTTGTCAGTGTCAATTACATTAAACCCAGCAGGCTTACCATCAGCACCCAATGTAGCAGACGGTGTTATCTCTATAGCTTCAAATATTTCATAGACCTTCATGATTTATCCTTAATAGTATGTTATGTATATTTATGTATTAACTTCGTTAATACAAGTTTTCGCTATCGCTCAAACTATACACTTCGTTT